ATGAAGACACTGGCAGAGAAATCTGTATATCAATAGTAGGCTAGGTCTTACAGACCAAATCAAATGCGATATTCTTGTTGAGTACAACAAGCACTAAAAACGATTATTAAAATTATATTTTGGCTGACTAGCTGCAAAGCGACACCAGTAGATAAAAATCTTAGCAAAAGAGTGGGGTCTAGTAAGGTAGTTCGCAACTACTGAAAGATAAGAGGTGATACTCTCCATGACTGTAAGTGATTGGTTAGATAAATATATCCTTAATTATTTCAATATGACTCATTAAATAAAGTGTTGAAAAGTGTTGTATATAAATGTTAGCTGTGTATAATAGGGGTATATTAAATAAAAGGAGTAATTAATATGACAACAAGAAGAGAAGTAATAGGTGGTTTTGAGTTAATGCCTAGTAAATGTCCTAAGTGTGAGGCACCTACGCTAGACCAAACAAGCAATTCAGAAGATTGTGAGTCTTGTGGATATTGGCTAGATTACAATACTGGTGAAGGTGATGGTGGCAGTCGTTGTCAGGAGGTAGCATAATGGTTATCACAATAGACAATCACGACTTTATTCAAGCGTTTAAGGATGCAGGTCGTGAGGACCAGTTCTCACTGGATGCACTTACGGTCTTGTTTCACCACTTAGAAGAATGGGAATCACAGATGAGTGAGCCAATGGAATTAGATGTCATAGCACTATGCTGTGACTATGCAGAGTATGATAGTATCGAGGACTTTCAAGAAGAGTATGGCGAGCAGTATGTCAGTCTTGAAGACATAGAAGAACAAACTGTTGTTCTAACTGATGCTTCTAATTACAGTGGATTTGTTATACAAAAATTTTAACGGTCAAGATTGTACGGATTTCAGTTTCCCGTGCAGTCATGAAAAAAGGCAGTGCATGGTATCTCCATTCTATGTGCTGCCTTTTCTTTTTAAAGATTTAATCCCAATGGCAAACATGGTCCTAGCTGTGTCGTCAGGCAAATCTTTCCATGCTGCAGCTATTAACTTATTAGGCAATTGATACATACGCTTGGGCAGATAGCTTACACATAAATGTAAAATACAATCTATCCTTTGCAGATTTGTAAATCCCTCATCTTTCAAATAAGCTACTCTTTCGGCATGGGTATTGTACTGAGAAGATTTCTCTGCCCAGTACAAGTGGTCGTCTTGTGGTTGAGACATTAGGAGGGGTCCGAGCTTGAGCAATGCATATCGGGGGGTAATGGACTCAAGCTCTTCTCCCTATAAATCGGTTAATGAAATCTCAACAATACGGTTGTGCAAATTAAAAGGTGTATAGATACCTGTCTTTTCACAATGCTTCATTTGGTCTATGGCTTTCTCATTAAGGGACCTGCCATACTGAATAGCTTCAGGACTTAACTCATAGATAGCATAAGGGTATGGATGTTGCTTAGAGATAGCTAGGAAATGAAACCTGTCGACTTCAGTTAATCCTGCAGAAGCTGCTGCATCTAAATAGAAAGCTGCCTGTTGATGATAGCCAAATGTTTTGACTGCCTGCTTGAATCCTTTAGGACTTGCATCTCGGCATGTTTTTAAATCGACAATCACATCGTTCTGCAACATATCAAATCGTGCTTTACATAAGTCGCCGTAATAATCGAAGACCACACTTAGCTCGGTTAAGTCTTTAGCTCTTGGTCTAAAAGCTTTAAGGACTTCTACTCTTGCTTGGCAAGTATCGTATAGGTCTTGGGTAACGACACTCCTATCACTTACTGTTGCAATAAAGTCTTCGTATTCGAGCTTACCTGCTTTGGTTCTTCTATCTAGTTTAGGTGCAACCACGAACTCCTCGTGAAATACATGTGGCTCTAAAAATAAACAATGTTGTAGTCTGCCCTCAACAAAGAAAGAAGCTTCGCTGTCAGGCTTGTCTTCATACTTCCAAGTGTATGGGTCCTTCATGAATGATGTTAGGTCGTGTGAACGAATAGCATCGAGTTCATTGTATTGTGGAAAAGGCATGTCTGTATAAACACCCTCTTCTATCTTCTCCACTTCTCGTGGTTTAAATTGAATTATATTTGTCATAAGTAAAAAAGGCTGCCAAGCTCGTTACGATTAGGAGTCGTATTAATATGAAAAATTAACGAACTCAACAGCCAAACTTTTAAAAGGGTAGGTCGTCCTCAGTCAGTTCTGATTTGGGTGGGAACATTTCTTCCTTATCCTCGTTCAATTGTTCTAGAGATGCAAAATCACCTTTACCAGTATCACTGGCTTCTTTCTTATCTCTTGTTTGTACCTCAAAAGATTCGTCTATTTTAGACTGGACCCATGAAGGTAAATCTACCCATGCACCTACCATAGCTTTGTCGTGTGCTACATAAGCATCGATATCAAAAGCAATTTGTTCGTTGACTGTTGGTTGCTTCTTAGCACCACCGTCAGGACTATAAACAGCAATCACTTTAGATTTGCCAGTCTTGGTTTCACCAATATCTATATCACAAGTCACACCAAGAACATTAGTCAGGTCAAAACCTTTTAGTTCCTCATCGGTGAATTGTTTTTTACGCCATGCACATAAGTCTTTGTACAATGCAGCCTTTTCATTTAAAGAAAGTGTGTACTGCTTCATGATAGAGAAGGGTTGACCATCCTCCATCTTGGCATCATTAAGTTCCCAGTAAATAAATATACTGTGTCTTTTTTTTGTTTCGCCCTCATAAGTTTCGTTATGAGTACCCACATCCACCAGTCTAAAGCATGTAGCATTGTGCATACCTTTGGGTGCTTGTTCGAAGTTTCCTCCACCTGATTCACTAATTGTTAGTGCCATATTTATCTCCTAATTAAAAATAATTATAATAGTTCTTGTTATCTCCCCCACATTATTCTATATTGTAAGGTATTCAATAGAACATAATATACAAGTTTAGATGAGAGGGCAAGTATGGGAATAAAAAACATTCAAGGGAGTTCAAAAGACTTCGACAAACCACTAACGAACGAGGCTATTTACAGCTTCGAAAACTTTTTAGAGTCACATGGTTTTGAAACTAAAGAGTCGTTAGAGATAAATCCAACCAAACCACAAAGAGCATATACCAATGTTAATAACAAAAGAGCTTTGTCAGGCTATTACGCTTTCTATGATAATTACGGCACGCCTGTTGGTTTTGCCTCTGACTATCGAACAGGACAAACGCATAACTTTAAATTATCAGGAAGGAAGTCGACCAAGATTAATACTGATGCACTTGAACGATTTAAAGAAGAAGCAAGACAAGACCAAGAACACAAATGGCTGAAGGTATCAGATAAAGCCAAAATGATTTGGGATGTAGCACTGCCCTGCGACTCTCATCCGTACTTACTTAGTAAGGGTGTTGCATCCCACTCTTTAAGAGAGCATAAAGGAAAGTTAATCATTCCTATTATGGATGAGTCAGGCAAGCTGTGGAGTTTGCAAATGATTGATACCCATGGCGATAAGCGATTTTTAAGTGGTGGTAAGACAGGTGGTTGTTTCTATTTAATAGGGACCAATCTACTTAAAGAAGCAAAGAAGGTGGGCATCGGTGAGGGTTATGCCACCTGCATGACTATCTTTAAACAAAAGAACATACCCATGGTGGTCTGTTTTAATGCAGGCAATATGTTCAGCGTATCTAAAAAACTATCGGATGCATTGACCAACAAAGAATTTATTATCTATGCAGACAACGATGCAAACAATATAGGCAAGGACAAAGCAATCAAAGCAGCACAAGTTACTAACGCTGAGGTGGTTATGCCTGAGCAAGAAGGCATGGACTTCAACGACCAAATGGCAATCAGTGGCGAGCTGATAGAAAAGAAAGTCGATGTCCCTGAGCTTGTAGAGTTCGACAAAACTGCAAACGGCAGGATAATGGCTACCACAGACAACTATCATGCACTCATGAAGAGCCGTGACATCGATTGTTATTACGATGTTATTAAGAAACGCATCGAGATAGACATACCCAATTTCAAACCTATTGCTGATTTAAAAGATGAAGCACTCTTGGTTGAGGTTGAAAACCTGTGTATCAAGAACTTCATCCCACATCAAAGGGTCAGAGATGCTATGAAAATCATAGCTAAAGAAGTCAACCCAGTAGCCCAGTGGATAGACTCTAAGCCTTGGGATGGTGTGAACAGAATCGATGACTTCTGCAATACTGTATCTAGCAAGGATGTAGAACTCAAAGACATGCTCATGAAGAAGTGGTTGCTGTCTTGTGTGGCTGCAGCTTTCGAAGAGGGTGGTGTGGCACTAGAAGGACTCTTGGTATTCCAAGGCTCACAAGGACTAGGTAAGACATTGTGGTTTAAACGCTTGGCAGACTTTAACAAAGGATGGCTGTGTGAAGGTGCAACGCTTGACCCTAAGGACAAAGACTCAGTGAAAAAAGCAGTGAGTCACTGGATAGTGGAGCTAGGCGAACTTGAATCCACCTTTAAGAAAGCAGACATCAATCAGCTCAAAGCATTTATAACATCAAGGTCTGATGAAATGAGACTGCCCTACGACAGGACCTTTACTAATTATCAAAGACGCACAGCTTTCTTTGCATCTGTGAACGAGCCTGAGTTCTTGATGGATGGTAGCGGTAATCGTAGATTTTGGTGCATCAAGGTAACGGACATCAATCCTCATCACGGCATAGATATGCAGCAGATGTGGGCAGAGGTAAGAGCTACACTCTACAAGGCAGGTGAAAAGAACTGGTATCTAACCAAAGAAGAAAGAGAGATGCTCCAAGAATCTAACGAGGGCTTCAGGACTCAGGGCGCAGTCGAGGACCTATTGCTGCAACATGTGGACTTCAAAGCACTGGATGATAGCAAAGAGGCGTGGCAACTCACAGCATTACTCAGGTCACTGGGTATACGCAATCCTCGCAACATAGATTTTAAAGATGCCAGTAGGGTCCTAACAGACCATGGTATCGAGCCGAGAAAGACGAACGGCAAGAAGGTATATGATGTCAGCTTGACGGACCTACCTGAAGAAAACAAACAATGGGATGAGTCACCATTTTAATAAGGAACAAACATGAGACCACAATCAGCAAAGCAGAAGGGTAGACTCCTACAGCAGAAGTTCAGGCAGCTACTCATAGACTTACTCGGACTGGATGAAGAAGACTTGGAAAGCAGACCTATGGGTTCTCAAGGTGAGGATATCATCATGGGCAAACAATCAAGGCAGGTGTTTCCCTACAGCATAGAGTGTAAGAATCAGGAAGCTCTGAATGTATGGAAGTCATACGACCAAGCACAAACAAACTGCAAGGGTTACGAGCCTTTGCTTGTCATTAAAAGAAACAGAAGCAAGGTCCTTGTGGTCTTGGATGCAGAGCATTTTATTAAGCTGCACAAAGATGGTGGCTGCTGATGAAGTGTTGGCATTGTGAAGAAGAGTTATTATGGAAGGGTGACGATACCATCGAAGATGACAATGAAGAGGAATATATGGTCACAAATTTGTCTTGCCCGGGTTGTGATGCAGATGTGGAGATTTACTTAAAAGATAAGAAGGGTAGGGCAGGGCATGGCAAATAGCTCAACATTTGGTGTTTATGTGTTAAGAGTGAGGGATAGGGTGTGGCAAAGAGAGGCTGTTACCCTGTTCCTTACCCTGACCGTGAGACCCCATGGCTACGCTGTTTAGGTGTGCTTTAGGGTATAGGGTATAGTATATATAATAATAATAATATATATATAGTATAGGTGTAGGTATACATATACGCTATGGCTAATATACAACTATTAGGTGTTAGGGAAAGCTTACCCTCTACCCTCTACCCTAATGGATTAAATTAAAAGGAATTGATATGAGTGAATACAAAAGAAAGACAGGAAAGAAACCACCTGATAAACCATTGGTTGATAGACCCAGTGCATTTGAGGAAGACCCGGAGTTTGAGCTAACAGAGATGCAGACAGGATTTGTTTGGCATTATGTGAATGACAACTGCACACAGACTGAGGCAGCTAGAAGAGCAGGCTTCGAGTTCCCTGCACAAGCAGCGACTCGGTTCCTTAACGGTAAAGACTATCCCAATGTACTCAAAGCCATCAAGGTTGGTAAAGACGAGCTTGCTCATAAGTATGCGATAACTCCTGAGAAGACTGCGAAGATGTTGTGGCAGATAAGTGAAGAGGCATATAACAAAGGGCAGTTCAATGCATCGGTCTCAGCACTGCGTGAACTCAATGAACTGGCAGGTCTGAAGATAAAGAAGACAGAGAATCTAAACATTACAGCGAGCTTGGATAACATGAGCCACAAGGATATTGAAGGAAGACTCAAAGAGATATTCGGTGGTGATATTATAGATGCACAGTATGACGATGTATGACATTACCAAGTTGAGTCAATAGTGTCATATCCTAGATAAAACCAAGTGGGGGCGTTTTTTCTCTGCAAAACACCTGAATCTGACCAAAAATTAAAAAACAACGGAATATCAGTAACTTACGAACAAGATTGATATGACATCTGTAGGACATTGCTACATTGCAACACTTCCTATGTGTCCACAGTGCTAACATTTGCACTTATACATGCCCTGAGACCCTATATAACTAGGGACTCTATTGGATTCCAAAACCAAAGCTCACTTTTATTAAATTATAAGACCCTACACCCAATTATTTGGGGTGGCATCTCACTGTGTATGTGTAACAGAGTTTCACAAATTCTATATTCATTTTTCCAAGTAAGTGTTAATCTCAACAGAAATGTGTATAATGATGTTTTAAAGGACCTACTATGAAAATCGACAAAGCTGCACTCAAAGAATCAATAACAGACACCACGCTTGGAGCCGTATTTAATTTTCCTCTGTCTTGGCTGACCATTACAATAGTTCTACTATTTACTCACAACTCGTTTATAATTTCTTTAAGCCAATTAATTGTGTTATCAATCTTGGCTGTCATCAGAAGATATTACACAAGAGTATATTTTGATAAACAGAATAAGAGGAACGGTTTATGACCACAGAAAAAGAAACAGACATGGACAAGATAATCCTAGAGCTTGAATATACGAACAAGGCTCTCTACGAGATAAATAAAAATCTCGCCAATTTGGTTTTAATCCACCAAGTCCAGTTGGTTGCAGTTGAAGAAGCTCTGCATCAATCTGAAACCCCTACAAACATCCCCAAAAAGAAAATACATTAATTTGAACATAAGTGTTGACTTTAATACTTTATGCCCTCATAATGAACACTGTAACAAACAACATATTAGGAGTAAAAATATGGAAAATGTAGAAGAAAATGCACAAGAAAAACTATTTAGCGCATTTAACGAACTGGTTGATAGGGGATTGGAAAATATTAAAATTAATAAAAACAAATCAAAAACATCTAGTGATTGGACCATACAAATATTAGATTTTAAGGGTGATATTATTGCTGAAAGCAAAAGTTTTTCACAAAACTACGAGGCTAAATATGGAAACAGTAAGTAAAAACCAAGTTTGGGTCTACCACGGACCTGACTACAACTTCTCATTATCTGATGAGAAATTTCACGACCATGCATGTTTGATAATCAAACCATCACACATCAGGGTCCTCAAGAATTTTACCGACATGGCTACCAAAGACTTGAAGGCTAAAATCATCGAAGATTGGTTCGCAGAATCAAACCTAGATGTCAAAGAACGAAATAACCAAAAAGCGAGACAACGCAGATTATTAAATAAGGAGTCTAATAATGCATAACACAACAATTACAGAAACGAAAACCGACAGACTGAGAATCATGCTCAAAGAAAGCTTGCACGAAGAAGTGACGGTCAACACCCACCACTACGGAATCAAGACCTTCACCATAGGCGAGTTCTTAGATACACAAACCGTCTGTGCTAAATGCAAATCCGAGCTACCCATTTGGCACAAAGACCAACTGGTTCATCCCGTCATGACTGCCCTTACCAAAATGGCTGCAGACGAAGAAAGAGAAAGAAAAGAAGCTGAGGCTAAAGCCAAGAAGGAAGCTGAGGCTAAAGCTAAGAAGGAGATTGATAATGACTAAATACCTATCTGAATTAATGAATAGGTTTTTAGAGTGGTCTTTCCAAAGAACTGCAGACAAGCTTGCTAGGAGAAAGAAATGACTAAATGGCACGGAGGCAAAGGCTCTATACAAAAACCTTTTGACAAGGAAGCATTTGATAAAAATTTTTCGCGAATATTCTCAAAACCTAAGAAGAAAGATATTGAGAACAAAAATAAGGAGGTGAAGAAATGAGTTGGCAGACAGATTGGAAAGTAGAAAAGGGTGTAAAAATACCTAGCTTTAGAAACCAAACAGGCAAACATAAGGAGCTTAATGACTTCTTACAAACCCTTGAGATAGGTGATTCGTTTGTAATACATCCTAGAGTAGAACCCGATGGCTCTGTTAAGGGCTATATAGGTCAAAACATTGTTACTAGAGCTAAAAAGCTTGGCATGAAGCTAGCATCAAGAAAGACATATTCTGAGGAGGACCCAAATGTTTACCATTACAGGATATGGTTTATAGAAAAAATTGAGCCTCAGTTCACAAAGCCTGTATATCAAAGAAAGCCTGCTGCTGAGGTATCAGAAAAATCTTTCAACGATTTAGCCCAAGGCAGACTGCCTAACGACATTTTGTTCTTGGCTGAACAAAACGAAGAGAACAAAGCTATTGTTGAAGATATTCGAAGATTGAATAGAATACTCGTTGAAGAATTAACTAAACAGAACATTAAATTACCTGAGGGGGAATAAGATGTCATCGTCAAACCTAATACTTGAAATCGTGCAGCTTTTTAAACAGATGGAAAAAAAAGAAGCACAAAAAGAATTGATTGAAATACTGAAGAAGATACAAAAGGGGGAACAATGGAAAGACTAGAATACGAATCAATCTACGGTTACTGCAGAGTATCGTCTGACGAACAAGCCAAGAACGGTACTTCACTTGG